CCTTAGTCCGGATGGAGCCGGGCCAGATATGGGAGGGTGAGCCGGGCGAATCGCTCGACGCCGTCGGGGCGGCCAGGCCATCCCAGGTATTCGATAGTTTCGTGATGAGAATGCTGATGTTCATCGGCAATCCGATGTGCCTGCCGCTTATGCTGACCACGGGTGACTTTTCGCACGCAACGTTTATGAACGGCCGGTTCGCATATAACGAGGCCAGGGCCTTCTGGAAGGATGAGCAGGAGCTGGTAGTCAGGCCCTTAGTGCGAAAGATGTGGCTATGGAAGATCCGGCAGCTGATCGATCGCAATGTCCTGACAAATAGGGACGACTGGCAAAATCACCAGATATACATGAAGCGATGGCCCTACGTGGACCCGTTCCGCGAGGCCCAGGCCGATAAGATTCATCTGGAGAACGCCACGTCCACGAGGACGGGGATCGTCGCCCGCAACGAAGGGACCGACTGGTCGGAAGAGGTATGGCCGGTGCGGGTCAAAGAAGAAAAAGAAATTACCGATAGCGGTATCGTCCTGTCACCGAAGAAACAGAACAACCAAACCAACGGAGGGCAAAAATAATGCCTTTACAAGAAATCAAACAATTCTCACCGCAGGAGCTCGAAGAGATGGGGGCCGACCCGTTCATATTCAATCAGCCCGGCCTGGTCGAATTCGCAGCCGACGATCGGAAGAACCAGGTCCGACTGACTCTTTACGACGGCAGTATAGTTTCGCACTGGTACTGGGGCAACCTGGCGTTCGATCTGGCAACAATGAAGATGGCGAAGAAACGCAACCCGGTCCTTTACAGTCACGATGTGGACCAGAGGATCGCAGTAAGTCAGAAGGCCAGCTTCGAAGATGAGTTTATAATGGAAGGTGACTTTCTAAAGGCCTCGGAGATCGCCGGCCAGGTAAAGGACCAGATCGAAGAGGGGTTCCCGTTCGAGGCGTCCCTGCGATTCGATCCGGCCAGGAGTAAAATAGAAAACGTTGCCGAGGGCCAGACGGTAGAGGTGAACGGTCATCAGCTAAAGGGGCCGGGTACGGTGGTCAGGAACGCTGTAATTATGGAAGGAAGTATATGTGTTTTCGGGGCGTTGAAAAATACGGCCTCGAAGGCATTTGAACTCGCGAGATTTATTATGAATAAGGAGAATAATCAAATGGCAAACGAATCGAAAACTAAGATGACCGTCGAAGAGCTGACGGTCGATAATTTCGCCGAAATCCTGCCGGAGATCCATCAGAAGATTTTCGATAAGGGCAAGGCCGAAGGCGAGAAGGCCGAGCGCGACATATTTACCGAGCTCAAGAGTATCTGCGGGGATGACACCGCCCTGCTCGTGCAATGCTTCGCCGAAGGTAAAACGGTCGCCGAGACCTCGGCCATGCTGGTAGCCAAGACAAAGGCCGCCAACCAGGAGCTGCAAACCAAACTTGCCGCCGCTGAAAAAAAGAAGATCGATCCTGCCGTCCAGGAATTTTCCGACCAGGGCACCCCTCCGGGCGCCGAGGATAAGTTCGACGAAGCCAAGGCGACGGACGTTCAGCTCAAAGAGCATTTTGCAAAGACGAAAAATTTGCAGGACACTTTCAGTTCGGCGGAGGCCTATATCGCAGCGATCAGGCATCCGGCAAAAAAGTAGTTTTGTAAATGAGTAAAGTGACCCTGCCCCCGCCGTTTTGCTTCGCTAAAACGAAGAAATGGGGGGATGCGGGGATAAAAATTAAATAATAAATACTCAATTTTTAGGAGATAAATCATGGTATTAAGTGCAAATACACCGCTTACGATTATAAGGGGCGAGCAAAGCGAGGCCCCGGTAGCTTCGGCGGTCATAATTTACGAAGGGGCGATTCTCGGCAGGAACAGTACCGGCTACGCCCGCGGCCTTGTGGCCGGTGACGATTTCTGGGGTCATTCGATGGAATATATCGATAATACCCTGGGATCGGATGGGACATTAACTGTAACGAGAATTCGCGGCCGATACCGGATGGAAGTGACCCTTTCAGGTGTATTGATTACCGATGTGGGCAAAGTAGTTTACACCTCGGCGGATGATACTTATACATTATCGCCGGGTACAGCAAATACACGAGTAGGGGTTATTGACAGGTATGTTACTACCGATACGTGCATTGTGGAATTTCAGACTGTCGAGACCCCGGATTCAGTATTAGCGAATTCGGCAAGAAGCCGGGCGGCCACGGCTATGCCGACCGATGCAATATGGAACAATTTCAATCTGACCGAAATGAGGACCAATCCGTTCGCAGGCAGTTTGCTCGAACTCGATTTTACACATGGCGAGAACGCACCTGCCGAGCAGTTTGCCGATGCGGCCTCGATTATCGATGTAAGGCCCGGCACGGCGGGCGAAGGGACCCTCATGTTATTCACTACCACCGACAACCAGGCTGCTGAGGTGCAATGGCCGGCCTGCCCGATCACATCGTCCGGCGGTGTCGCCTGGGCGTTCGAGGCCAGAATCAAGACCTCTCAGATAGCCAACACCGAGGCGGGATTTTTCCTCGGTCTTATGGCAGGCGATACGGCCCTTGCCGGTGACTTGATCGCAGATGATGCCACCCTTGCCGATGTTGGTGCGATCGGATTCCAGAGCAAGGAAGCGGACGGCGACATTGTCGATCTTGTTTACGATAAAGCCGGGCAAACACAAAACGAGCATGATGACGATTATCATACTCTTGTGGCCGATGCGTATGTCACCCTTGGTCTGTACTATAACGGGACAACGATCCAGGGTTATTTGAATGGTGTGGCGACGGGCACGGCGATTTCCGCGGCGGATATTGCCGTAGCCGACTTCCCGGCCGCCGATGTCCTTGTTCCGACCCTGTGCATGAAAGAAGGAACAGGCGCAGCCGATGTGACGGTGACGTTAGACTGGATTCGCGTTGCACAGCTTGCTGCGTAAAAAGTAAAATTGACAAGTGAATAAGCGGGTTTGCACTGTACCCGGCCAGGTGCAGCGCGACGAAAGAATAAATTAAGCGGCTGTTAGGAGCCTAACCTTCTGACAGCCGTTTTTTTATTGCCCGCAATTTTAACAACGGGGCAATGAAAAAATTTAAGGAGATTTAAAATGAGATATATTACAGCACAAGGTATTCGGGGCGAATTTTATCTGAGAGTTGCCCGTGCCATGGCAGCATGGATCGACAAATTAACTATAGCTTTCGATTCAGATAGTGCATACGAAGATTATGCATGGCTCGGCACTCCGCCCGGACTTTCCGAGGTCAAAGGCGAGAAAAAGGGCGAAGAGGCCAAAGAATACCATTATCAGCTTCGTAACCGTGAATTTAACGGCGGTTTGAATATTAAACGTCACGACATCGAACGCGACAAAACCGGCCAGGTTCTTGCCCAGGTTGATGATTTTTCAACCAGATGCGTTAATCACTGGGCGGAATTGATTAGTACGTTGATTCTTGCCGGTGACGGTACGTCGCTTGGCACCTGCTACGATGGCCATAATTTCTTTTCTGCAACCCATACGGAAAGAAAGAGCGGCACGCAGAAAAACCTTCTGACCAAAACAACGGTTACATCGCTTCAGGTAACAGCCGCGGCTAATCCGACTTCAACGGAAGTAGTCAAGGCCGTTCTGGGTGTTATTACCCACATGCTCGGTCTTAACGATGATCAGGGTAAGCCCATTAACGAGGGTGCTACCAACTTTCTGGTAATGACCTCGCCCGCACTGTGGATGTGGCTGGTTCAGGGTATGATTAACCCGGTAATCAATAACGGTGATACCAATACCTTAGAGTCATTGAAAAAAGACGGATTCAATGTCGAGATCGTTCCAAATACAAGGCTCGATTATACGGTCGAGTTCGATGTATATCGCACCGATGCCCCCTTGAAGCCGTTCATAAGGCAGGAAGAAATACCACTGGAAGTGGAGGTACTTGGTCCCGAATCTGAGCATTACCGGCTCAATAACCAGATGCTGGTTAAGGCATATACAAGGCGAGCCGTCGGTTTCGGAAGATGGCAGTATGCAGCTCACGCAACATTGAGTACATAAAAATCCAACAGCTTCGAAGGACAGGAATATTCGGGGCGGTGAAAGCCGCCCCGGCATCTACATGGATACAACGCTTGAAATTATCGATGATCTGCGGGTCGATACCGCCGACCTGGCGGGTAAGATACTTCTGCTCTCGAGGCGGAAGGTATTAAGCTCTGACCAGAGATCGGCGATCGATAACGCCTTCAAATCGCTTCGGTTCGTGACCTGCCATCACTTCTGCCTGCTCCGGCAGGCATACGGAGATGACAAATGGCGGCAACTCGGCGATATCGATATCCCCGATATTCTGCGCAAGGATAAAGAAGTAAAACCGGACCCGGTGCCCGTCCCGATCAAGCTCGACCTCGATGAGATCGTTACCAATGCAATGAAACTGCATCAGAAGATGCTGGAGCTGCCCGGCCGGAACGGTAGTGACAACGGCCCCTGCGATAGTTTCGCAGAGCGAAACTGCGGGGGCGACGGCCAGTCCAAGACGATCGAGTATCTCCTGATAGGATTCGATTTCTGGCGTGGTGTCGAGCTGGCGTTAATGACAAAGGAATTATCCCCCTCTGCTTTCTTGGGAAAGCAGGATGAGGGGGTAAATATTCAATAATAAATATTGAATTTTTAGGAGAACAAACAATGAAAAAATATCTATTCGTTTTAATTTTATTGTTGTTGTGTGTATCGGCTAAGGCTGCTGATACGGGCTATAACTGGGGGGCATGGGGATTTGTTGCCGATGCGAACGCCGCAAGCTGGGACGATAAGGGTCTTGCCGATAACGAGACGGAGATAAGTGGAACGGCGATTAGCTTAGACGGTAAGGCGGCTTGTATTATCAGTATTCAAGCGGTCGAAGATAATACCGGCGCGATAGATGGAACGTGTACGCTTTATATCATGGCTGATACGGACGGCACGAATTACGAAGGAGTGGCGACTGCTTATTTTTTCCAATTTACTCCTGTCCAGAACAGTACGGTTTATCTGGCGTTTTCGATTAGTGCCGCGAATTACGATAATTTCAAATTCGCCATCAAAAACGAAAGTGGTCAGGTTTTAGTAATGGACATCAGATATAAGAC